TGTCCCAGTTTTCTTTTTTATTAGTAAGGACATAGCCAGGGCGATCGATACCGTAAGGGCCGGTTGCTTTTTGAGAAACCTTATACGCGGGGGTCCGGTTACCCATATCCCTATATTCACCTTGTTTTTTGATCTCTAAGGTCAAGCGATCCGCTATCTTCTGGAGTTCCTCAGATTTAATTGGGTCGCCTTTTGCTCTGCCCTCGTTCGCAATGCGTACCGCAGTGTTAAAACGGGCAGTAAACAATTCAGTATCGGCCCCGTCGGTTATTCTATTATTGCGCATCGCATCGCTCATGACCTTGGCTGCCGTTGGCCCCAAATCCACGCCCTGCTCAAACAATTTTTGTATCTTTTTCTGTTTTGCTACGTAGAAATTATATTTGAGGCCGAGTTTGTCCATAATTTTGTAAAGTTTGACATCCTTAAACTCCTTATCGGTCATCGCGTCTAATCTCTTGGTCGTTGTCGGATCGGGGTCTTTATAAAGACCCGCTTTCATGGCTGCGACCATCGATGGTCCTTTTTCCAGAAAACTTGCCGTGCCCAGGTTCTTCATCATCGCCTGGCGCTCTTCTAGGGTTATATCCGCATGCTTGCCTCCAAATATTTTCGCGATCGCGCTGTCGCGAAGCTGGTTATCTTTTAGAACATTTTCGCTTTTTGCCTCAGCGATACGATGACTAAGGTTTATACGAGCCTTCTCCCGTACCTCTGAGTTTGTAATAGCGCGGACAGCTTTTCGAGCTTTGTTTGCCTGATCGGGATTATAAAGATCGGCCCCTTTCACGATCTCATCGACTTTAATCTGCGCTTCACCTAAGACAGAGGCGGTGTTAACTTTAGCGAGTAAGGCCGCCTGTACATTCCCGTCGATCTCTGAAATCTTGTCGTTAAAATATTTCTTGGCAGCGGTGCCGCCTTTTGGGTCTTGTAGTAACCTATTAATAACCGCAACGTGGGCTTTGGTCACCGCTGCTTTGATTTGGCGTTTTACATAGTCCTTGTCACCGTTCTCGCGCAGCGCTTTCTTGCGGGCTTCGAGACGCACCAGGTCAATGTGTTTCGCGGCCTCAACCGGATCACTCGCATTGGCTCCTGCATTTGCGATCGCCTCTTCGATGATGGCGAGGCTCGCATCACTGCTGACCTTTAGACGTGCGCTGTTAATATGGCTGCCGAATTTATCGAGGACGCCAGAGACCCTTCTTTGACCAACGCGGTTGAACAGCCGCGCCGATCCACGCGACCGGGCATCAGCGCCTATGTCTTTAAGTGCTTTTTGAACCCGGTCAGAATAACTCTTATGGTTGTCGATCGCATCTCGCCCTTGACGACTATAAAACCCCATCTCGTCTTTACCGTCACCGAACTCTATATCGCGCAATCTCTTAGAGAGCCGGCTATCGAGCATTTTGGCGTCGTCTTCGTCTTCCTGTTTTTTGATCTGCTCGCCGATCTGCATCGCCGTGTTGCCAAGATTCTCGGCAGCCTGGGCGATCTGCTCACCATAGGCTCCGGTTGGCACCCTGACTAAAGGCGCTGCCTGGGGCGTTACTTGTGTGAGATCCGCTGCTGTGGGTATTTTTGCCATAACTTATTCCTTAACCAAATGCTACTTTTCCGCCCTTGAGTAGGGCCGAGCCCGCTCTAAAATAACTAGCCGTCTGAGCGTTCCTACCTTTTGCGCGCTCCATAACTTCCTGGGCCCGCAGTGAAGATATCGCCGCATCCGTATTATTTTCTGCGAGTAATGCATTAAATTCGCCTTCCTCAGCGAGATCCTCCTGGATCAGGAGTGCCGAGCCGGTTGACATATCGCGCCCGCCTGATGCCAGGAGCGCACGTTGGGTCGCAGCGACCTGTTCGTTCTGGGCCCGAAGCCTTTTTGCTGAAAGGGCGCCCATTTCACGTTCGCGTGCGGCCTGGCGCGCATAAATATCTGCTTGCATTTGAGCTGCCTGATTGGCTGCCCTGCCACCGCCGATCGCTCCCATGACGCTGGAAAGGGTGCCGATAGACGAGAGCATGGTCCCCATTGAAAAGGCGCCACCGGTTCCGATTAGCCCCGCAGTTGCGGCTGCGCCGCCACTAGCGGCTGCGCCGAATAAAGCTGCTTCCATGATAAAAAACTCCTTGATCGTCCTGTTCAAATCCTAAAAATTTAAGCCATTCAGTCGGCGCACCTTCACGCGCCTCGGCCAAAATCGTGTCTATCTTTTGATGCTCATGCATAAATTCAATGCCGGCCTTGGTCGCCTTGGTCAGTAATATCGGCATTTGTTTTGCCCGCTCGCCGACGATGTAGCTGACATAAACGACCTTTTGGTCGTCCGGCGTATCGACATCGATCATGGCAATAAATCCAAGCACCGTGCCATCGGTATCGAGCACGGTCACCGCTTTGCCCTGCCAATCGTTCTCCTCGGAGATCTGTAACAAATCGACATCTTTAAAAATATCGCGTTCAGCCGGCGCCAGTTTAAAACCCTCGAGATCGCGGGCCTCAAACGCTCTGGCTGTTACGGGTAGCTTATCCAGTTGTTTCCAACTCCGGCGATACGCCGAGCACCGTTGCCGGTGAAGGCGACGTGCCTTTGATTACAATTCTAATGTCTTCGTCGTATCCAGCTTCGACGCCGAGTGATTTCTCACCGGTAAAAAACGGTACCGGCTGCCCGTCGATCTGGTTCGCTGATCTGAGATCCAGCTCGGTAAAAGCGCCCTCGCCGTCATCATCGACTGATGCAACAGAAAGGCTGCCTTCCGCAGCTTCCATTAAAACCAATATAACATCTGCTATCGACTTTGGCTGGCCAATCGCCGATCCGGCCTCAGCACCAAACGCCAGTTTAAGCGATTTCCAGCGCCTCTCATACGAAAGACCGACATGAACTAGGCTGGCCGCCGAATCCAAAGTGATCGCGCCTGAGCTAACCGTTTTTGTGGTCTGAACAGCGCCATCAGCAAAAACCTGTACCGTCTGGCCCTCGAGATGATTAAGACCCGATACTGTCGTGACTTTTTCTCTAACCTCGCCATTTGCTTTATAGGCGCTAAATCCGGTGCCATCGATTCCTTTATAAGCCCGCCCGCCGGACGTGTAGGTGCCGTAACCTGAGCTATCCACCCCAATGGTAAACGTATTGTCATTTACCTTGGTCACGGTATATCCATTTCCGTTAAGCTGGGTCATACCGCCGACATCGTGGAACGCGATCTGATCTCCTGTAACAAAACCGTGACTGGCCGCCGTGACTGAGGCGGGGTTGGCCTTTGTTACCGCAGAAATTGACACCCCATCGATCTCACTGATTTCAAACGTGTTGTCGAGTCTCTCATAGATCTTATAGGTATTATTATTCAGTTCTGTCATGCCATCGACCCTGACAATTCTGACCAGGTCGCCGTTTGAAAAACCGTGCAAAGAAGCGGTAACAACCACAGGTTTTGCTGCCGTGGCGCCGCTGATTGTTTTTGGGCTATCGAGGGTAAGACCGCTGTCAACATAAAACGCTTCTTCCTGGAGATCTTCTTCGCTGTTGTAGTGTTTTTCCATACACTCAATAAATCTTTTTGTACTGCCGCCAATCTCAATTTTAACTGCGACCCAAACCTCATGGCGCCCTGAGCTATCTTTAAACTGCCCTGAGCCGTTTTGACCTGGGATAGTTGCCACACTTTCAATTACGGCGCTGCCGCCTTCAAAACTGCCGCCGTGGATATGCCGGGACCAGCCAATCACCGATTGCTCCGGCTGGTAGGTTAGTGCCGGGAGCTGCCCATCGGCTCGGGTCAGCCAAATAACTGAATCGGGCTCCTGCTGATAGGATATCTGTGTTGTACCGCCGGTTAAAACTCTGTCATTTAATATGGTTAAATCAAATCCGTCGAAGCCCTGGACACCGTTCTCCTGGATGACGTCGGCCAGCTCCATCAATTTACGCCCCTGGGCCTGGGCAAACACCAAACGGTTACGAATCTCGGCCGGTTGAATCCGCGCCGTACCACCTGTCACCTCAAAATCGGCTGCGATATCGGTTGGCGTTAAAACCGCGCCATCACTTCTTAACGTCCAGTTACCACCAGAGGTTCCGATGATCGGTTTTTTCCGCATGGCCAGCCATCTGATTGTATTGACCTGGAGCGCGGCAAACTTATAGGCGATCGCTGAATCGTCCTGGACAGCGCCGTCTTTATCTTCATCAGCGAAGTTTTCAATATCTGCTGATTTAGATAGCCAGAATTTCTGAGGCTCGGTATCGGTCGCTGCAAAACCCAGGCGCTGCTGGATAAATCCAACCACGCTCGGCCAGCCCCTGGCATCAGACCATTCACCGAGCCGCCAGTCGGTGGTCGCTGTTGTTGCTGACGCATTCGGCCCTTTAATATCTGCCTTAACATGGGTGGTATCTGTAAATTCGACGATCTGAAGATAGGTCCAGTCATTGGCTGCATCTTCAAATCTTATCATCCGGCCAACATCGGTGGCTGCAAAACCCGCATCATCATTGATACCGGCAATGCCGCTTGCGGTTACCGTCACTCCGTTACCCGAGGTCGCGGACAGCCCAAGCGTAGTCGCCGTGGTATTTTTATCTAGAAAAGGCCCATCGGTGAACATCACCTGGACGAGCGACCAGGATGAGTTGCCGTAACGCTCCAGCCGGTAGACGCGTGTCGATCCGCCTTTGCAGAAATACATCGTATCGGCTGACTGGGCAAAAGACAGATCAGGGAGATCGCTCTCGCTATAAGGGGTTTTTAATTCGACCGGCCCGTTATCGATAAAGGCGACATTATCAAGGGATATGGTTTTGTTCTGGGAATTTTCAAACTGAATATGGAATGTCGAGGCACCGGGGGTAAACTCTACGGTGTGGTAGCCACATTTATAGACCTTATCTGTATGGTAATCGGATGCCCCGGCCGTCGATCCAACGCGAAAAGTAATCTGATCGCCGGGATCGCCAACAACCTCGAACTGTATTACGTGGGCAACGCTCGAGCTCGAGCTTACGGACTGGGTCGCTTTGGCCATATCACTGGCGCCATTGCCGCGCAGTTCCATATTATCGGCAGTTGCATCGTGGACGATGGAGGAAGAGCTGCCAGAATTATCGGTCCAGCCGGTTATGTTACTTCCGAATTCCCCGTTTGTAATAGAGCCGGAGATATCAGCAGCAGAAATCTGCGCCTGGTCTTTGAAAAATCTGAATGTATTGGTGGTGGCTGAGATGATATAGGATTGGGTGGTTGAAAAGACAAACGGGATCAGCCAGGGCCGTATCGAGGTGGACTTGGCATCGGCGATATAGCGAAAACCCGGACGGGTCGCCCAGCCACCTTGGGGGATAGGAATAACATTTTGATAGGTTGCGCCAGCATTCGTATATTTGTCGAACTGTACGCGTCCATGCATACGTTCGCCAAATTCGCCAGCGTTAAAGCTCTCCTGGAGCGGATGAACCTGACGGGTCAACTCACAGGATCTCCGGGCTCATAGTTTCTAAAATCGCCATACCTTACAGAAACCCACTCGCTTTCGGGAAGCTGATCTGGAAAATCCTGGATTGAATCGGCAGCTTTGGCTGTCGGCAGATCCTCATCGACAAACTGGATATACATCTCTTTCGAAAGACTGGTCGATTGCGACAAAGTTACAGCCAGGCGGCTGGCCAACAGCTTTGATAGGCAGAGCCTGAACGTCGCCGGCATCATGTTCGGGTCCGTCTCATCTCGAATATAGCGTAAGTAGAGATCTGACGCATCGGAGCTGATCGTATTTCCTTCTACTTTATAGGCGATACGGTCCCTGCCGTCGCTGTCGTTGTGAACGCCAAGAGCTCGTAGAAAGTCTGACGGGAGCTGGTACGAATAGTCCCAGCCAAAAGCGGCTGTTGTCGTCGATAATTGACCTAGTTTAGCCCGCTTGACTGCAAAATTCCAACCATGCATTTCTAAGATAGACTGCCTTAGCTCATCATAGATGATCTCACAGGCATTGGCTTCTTTCGTGCCCTGGGCGAGTGAGGTGATCTGCTTTGAATTCTTAACGAGCTGGAGCGCTGCGTTGCAGATGCCGACTTCGGACGCCATTTTTAAGCGACTTCCTTGCCGGCAGCCATATTGGCAGCTTCCTGCTTGTTTAGTTCTTTGGCGATCTCTTTGCCCGCTTCATCGAGAACAGACCATTTTCCAAAACCTTTATGGACAGCGCTCATCGAGCGGATGACATTACCGCCGCCGCTGTGGCGCCAGGCGCCGAGCAGCTCAACTTTGGTCTCGCGTGCACCGGTCTCTTTGACCTCGATCAGACCTTTGGTCCAAGATCCGTCGTCATGAAAACAGACAACGTCGATTTCATCTCCGGCTTTTAGGTATTGGGTGGCTGAATTATGAAAATAGTTATCGCTGAGGAGCCCCTCAGCCTCGTGCTGCGTGGAATAGCGCAGCTTGGTTGCAAATTTTAACCGCGCAATATATTCAAAATCGGCTGGATTTGATTGCAATGATCTTCTCCTTATATGTGAAAATTAAATGAAATGGGGGGCGCTAACGCTACCCCCCAAATCAGTTTTACCTAGTCTCCGTCGGCTTCAGTTATGGCTAGGCCATTACTGACGTCAACGACACCTGACGCGTTGCTCAAAACACTTACGATATCAGTTGTAGGTGTGTTTGTATCACAACAGATGATGACGTCCCGGACGGAAAGCATGTCCGAAGCATCATTAAAATAGGCGGCGGTGTTCACAGTAGCAATCGCATCTGAACTACTGTAGTGCCATAAAGCAAACCCATTGCCGTGGGCGAGCTGGGTTAAATTAGCTGAACTAAAAGCCATTTCTCAGTCCTCCTTACGACGTTGCAACGGCAGTGGTATCATTCGAGTTACCCTCGATAACGCCAGTGTCGTCTATCATGACAGCCTGACCGGACATCATGTGGTTTACAAAGTGCGAAGCACGATCGCCGTGCCAAGTGATATCAGCCGAAACTGACTCATTTGATGCGACGTTGCCGGCATGTTTACCAGTGGCGTAGCCAATAGCAGATTTGTGCCAGACAAAATGTTTCGCGGTTGATGTACCTTTTCCTGGTAACGCAGGGTGCATGCACCATTTTACGCCCATCCAGTCTTTCCACTTCCGGTGACCGGGAGCGCCTTCGTTGAAGGGCAGCCCGTTCGCGCCGACATAATCGGCAGAAGCGAATGACTCAACAGTCATAGCTTGCGCATACATACGAGGAGTTAACGCGCCGTAGCGTTGTCCGTCGTTTGGTACGGAGTTACTATCAAGAGCTTCCACAAATGTGATCAAGCCGGCTTGAATAGCTGCTGCACTTGTTACGGCAATTGTTACCGTACTTTGTGAAGTAGCATCCAAGATCGTCGAGATCTGGGAATCGACTTTACGTCCGAGGCTGTAAGCTCCGGCCTTCGCATAAGCCATGCGAGCGTCGATATTTGTTTTAGCTTCATCAAGCAAGTCTACCCAATCTCCAGCGTAGAAATCTACGATTGTACAGGACATTATCTTCAGAATAGTTCGTTAGACCATTCCCGCTTTAATAAAAGCTGCTGCATGTCACCATGCAGATGAGACTATATCTTCGTCCACTTGGGACGTTCCGCGCTTCGAGGTCACTAGACCTCTACTCCCCGAAGGGATAGTCGTTGAACCTTCCCCTAATGGGGCTTGGCTGCTGATTGTCTCTTGCGAGAGTTTCCAGCAATTCACGGAATTATCGTTTACCTGTTGCCAGATAACGGCCCTAATTTAAGGCTGGGTATGTGTCGCGTTCATTGGTGTAATTTCACCGTGGCGCGACTTGGTTGTGGCTACGCCTGTACCAAGTTTCTCAAAGTAAGCCGTGGAGCCTACGATGTTATCCTTCGTAAAGACCGCCGAACGCAGCATCGAGCCTTCCCTCTGGAAGACGTGATGAACGTCCTTCTGGTAGTCGCCTATAAAGGCAGTTGATATTGAAGTACTCATGATTTTATCCTTTAAAATCAATAGGTTAAGGGACAAAACCTCCGTTGGGGTAGCTTATAGTCTAATCAGCGGGGTGCCGTTTCCGGGCCGCATTTTAAAATCTAAGCGCCTTCAGGGTTAACGAATGATAGCTCCGCCGGGCCGCTTTCGCGGGGTACCAGCTCCTATCTTGATCAATCAGTCCGTCTTAGAACTGGGTGATTCCTGTGCTGTCTCTCCTTGACAGCAGTCGCCGTCGGCGACGCATTTACAATTTTTGCATTGAGTGTGCCCGTGGACGTACTCAACGTCCCGCTCCCGGCCACATCTTGGACACCGTTCGGTCACGCTGTCCTTGTCTTCTTTTTCTTCTTCTTTTTACCAAGTTTATCCTGCGCTAACTTTGCTGCTTTCTTTCCAGCAGGAGTATAAGCATATTTCTTTCCACCAACTTTAGGCATAATTAGTCTCCATCCAAATTGGCGTGCCTGGGCCCATCCAGGCGCCGCCTATGTTGAAATCAAAATACTCGCGGGCTTGATCATAATCCATACCGTCTCGATCACATAGAATGCCAAGAACCAGCTCGACATCATATACAAGCAGTGGTTCTTTCCCACACCGGTACCCAATGCCAACACACGCATCGTCGAGGCCGTCAGCGGAGAGGCAATCGCTTTCCCCAATATTGTCAGCAACAAACTCAATGATCGCACTCATGCTGCTCTGCCTGGCACCGGCCTATTACCGAACAACACCTTTGATAGCTCGGATCTCTCATTATCAAGTCTTTGAGCCTTGGCACTATCACCGGCACTATGTGCGGTGTAGATCTGCTCGGTCAGCTCATCATACTGCTTCTGAGCGTCGGCGCCGGCTTCCTGGCCATAGAGCCCCATCTGGGCACGGGATTCAGAATTCTGACGCCCTGCTTCAGCAGCCAACCTAAGAAAAGCTGGATTACTCGCCAGCAATGATCCATCTTTTAATTCCATTTGCAGCAAATCGCTGCTGCCGGTCTGATCAATATATTTTGTAGCGATATTAAGATTACCTTCATAATCATCGCCCCACTCTCTTCTGAGCTGGCCTTCAGCCGCTTCAGCAAACTCAGTATCCGTTTTAGCCTGAGCAGCCATCGCGTCTGATTCCTGCTGCCAGTACCACTGAAACGCTGCATCAACGACAGCGCTCGGTGCGCCGGCTTTATGCATGGCCTCAGTAAACTGGTTCATCCGGCCCTGGACTTCTTCTGACTGAAACAGATCCTGGGGCATGTGCTCAGGCACGGTTAAATTATAATCGCCGGGTGCTTCTGGCACGCCGAGTTGTTTGCGATAGCGGGACATGTCATCTTCGCTGGCATCTTCGCCTGGAATTTTAACCCGGCTGGAAAGTTCAACATTGGCATCGCGCAAGGCTTTGGCCATTGCAG